GATGAAAATTTAATTGCTTTTGACATACTTACTTTCTCCTTCTATTCTTCAATGATAGCCAAGATGTTAGCTTCGCCTACGATGATGTACTTTTCATCGCCATCTTTGACATCAAGACCTGCGTGAGCTTCAACTAAGACACGGTCTCCAGCTTTAACACTTGGAGCAACCAAGTCACCGTTCAAGGTACGAACACCTTGTCCAGTAGCCACTACTGTAGCTGTTTTCGTTTTTTCTTGTGCTGAGCCTGCAAGGACAAAACCTCCAACAGTTTGTTCTTTTTCTTCTACTTTTAAGACCACACGGTCCCCTAATGGTTTCAACATCTGTTTTCCTCCATGATGAAATACATATTATTAGCACTCGTTACATTTGAGTGCTAATTCATAGTTCTATTGTATCACTTGGTCAGAAATAGTCAAGGAAAAAGTCTGACTTTCTCAAGATAAAAAGCCTGAGAGCAACTCAGGCTTTTCAATGTTTAAAATGGTAATTCTTCCTCTTCCAGGACCAAATCCGCCAAGTCTTGGCCTACATTATTTTCACGCATGGCACGTTGGGCACGACTTTCCAAGAGTTGGAATCCTGTAACAAGTACTTCAGTCACATAGTTCATCTGACCATTTTTCTCAAAACGACGTGTACGTAATTCCCCATCCACTGAAATGAGACTACCTTTAGTTGCGTAGCTGGCCAAGCTTTCTGCTAGTCTGCCCCATAAAACCATATTAACAAAATCAGCTTCACGTTCACCATTTTGGTCTTTATATCGACGGTTCACAGCGATAGTTGCTCGTGCTACTGACTTGTCATTGTTGGTTTTGTGCAATTCTGGTGTAGACGTCAAGCGTCCGATTAAAATAAGTTAGACTTAAATACATATTTTGCAAAATAGAAAACCGTGATATTTGTCACGGTTCCTGCTTATATCCATATTCGATTTCGGCTTCACGGCGAATTTTCGTAGCTTCTTCCAGATAGACGCTACTGCCTAAATATTTTGATTTTTTGTCAACGTTGATATACGCAACATATCGCTTTTTACGCTTGTTGTAATATACACCTCGAACGCCAGTCGTGCTTCTAGCTGTTGGCTTATTCGTCTTCAGTGATTCAGGGTCGCTGATTTCAACCATTCGCTCTTTTGTACTGCAATTATGCTTGCAACCACAGCTTGAATATCTCTCTATCTGATTGCTTTGTAATTCGATGTGGTTTCCGCAATGTTTACAAATGCAATTCCAGTAGACACGTTGATTTTTTGAGTACGCTCTATCAACGATTTTGAAATTGTCAGTTTCTGAACCAGTCAAATCCTTGAATCGCTCACGCTTTTTCTCCTCATTCAAGCAACCACAAGAGCCAACTGAACCATTTCTCAAATGATCAGCACGTACATAGGTTGTATTGCCACATTCACAAAGACAATGCCACAACACCTTGCCACTTTTTGCTCTGGTTCCGTCGTCGCCAAGGACGGTAAGACGACCGAAAAACTGGCTTGTCAAATCATCTTTTACCATATTTTTGCTCATTACGCTGCAATTTCCATGTGCATTTTCACTGCACGCATAGCTAGTGACCATACGCTTGTACCTGACCAAGCTTCTTTTTCCATGTTTTCAACATTTGTCATTTTTGTGTAAGCGTCCATTTCAAATGCAACACCCAATTTCTTACAAGCCCAGTCCCAAGCTTTTGCTTCTTCAGATGTTTCAGCATCAGCGTATTTTTGGTTAACACGTTCAACAACTTCTTTTTCATGTGCCCATGCTTCTTTCAAGCAGTCAGCAAATGAAGCATATTCAAAGTATTCACGATCTGAGAAGTCTGCATATTCAAAGTCGCAGATTTGGTAATTACGTGTGAACATATTCCAAGCTTCTTTCATGATTCCTGATTTGTCATAAGTTACTTTTTTCATTTTTGTTTTCCTCTTTTTTGTTTATTTATCTTACAAGTATAGTATATAACATTTGTTATATGTTGTCAAGAGAAAACACAAAGAAATTTAATTTTTTTTAAATAATTTTTTCTACATTAAAAAGCCTTAAAATAGGCCTTTGAAGTATTGTTTTTTTAAGTTATTTTCTGCATTTCATTCGCAAGTTCGGTCAATTTGTGACCAGTCTCTATTGTGAGATTTTCAATGTTTCTTTTTTTATTGATTAAAGCTGAAATTGTTGGCTGGGCAACACCGCTTTTTTTTGAGATCTGGTAACCACTGACATTTTCTAAAAGCCATTCAATTTGATTTGTATCTACTTTCATGGTATACTCTTTCTAAGGCTGATTACTCTGTCAGCCGTTTTATCTTACAAACCCCCTCATTTTTTGAGGGGGTATTTTTATTGCTATTTCCCAAATCTTGCTACGAAAAGTCTGTGATATAATTCGATATCTTCTCTGCTAACAGCAAGCAATTTTCCGTGTGATTTCTTCACATCAACATATTTAGCAAGTTCTTCCACATCGCGCATATTGCTGATATCATATCCTGCATATAACAATCCATAAAGCGCTTCGTGAATCTCTTGCAAGTTGTTATCAGGAAATTCGACTATCTTCTTAGAAAGATTGAACATTTTAGTTGATGTTCCAGCTTCGTTGCGAATCGCATTTGTGTAGCGTTGTCCAAGAATCATGTGTCCGTTTTTCATTGTAAGTTCCTCCGTTTTTTGATTATTTATCTTACAAGTATAGTATATAACATTTGTTATATACTGTCAACACTTTTCTTCAACTTTTTTAAATTTTTTTCTAAACAAAAAAATGCGCCCGAATCGGGCGCCACCTCATCAAGAGGTTGAGTGCGGATATACCTTATTCTTACTAATCAAGAACTAAAATACAACCTGAGAACATTATAGCACAATTTTTGAAAAGACCAAACAAAAAAACCGCAAGCCTGAGCCTGCGGTGAAAGAACATTTTAGAAAGTTTCCTTTCTATTTATTTTTTAAAATTATTTAGTCGTAATCAAGCCTTCTGGTTCTACCGTGAACTCTGGCTTGTCTGCCATTGTTCCGTCTGGTTTGATGTAGTACCAGCCTGTCTTGTCGGCTGACTGGACGAAAGCATTTGATACCATAGTGCCGTCTTTACCGTCAAGATAGTACCAGGTCTGCTTATGCTTAATCCAACCAGTGACCATCTTACCATCTTCATCGAAGTAATACCAAGCGTTGTTGATACGAGCCCAACCAGTGGCCATAGAGCCTGAATCCGTGAACCAGTACCAAGCGTCTTTATAATTCAACCAGGTACTACGCTTCATGAAGCCTTTATCATCGAAATAGTACCAAACGTCATTGATTTTCTCCCATTTGTCAGTTGGGTATGAGCCGTCTTCACGAACCCACCACCAACCATATTGGTTCTGTTGCCAGCCTGTTTCAACCTCTTCAGGCGGTACGATATACCCAACGATTTCACTTACAGAACGCTCATTGTAGCGACAAGGGCCACCTACTTCCAAGTAGTCCCAGTTGCCATCAATATTCTGCTCAATCGTCTTGATTGTAGAGCCATCTGAGTCTTCATAGACAAGGCCAGTATGGCCATAGTTGACACCGTCGCTAGCTACATAGCTTTTCACGAAGAACCAGCCAGCTTTTGGATATTCAGCATCATACACGACTTTCAAACCTTGTGAACGTGCCGATTCAAGCAAGTCATAAGCGTTGCCCCAGAGCGTCACACCGTACCAATGACGAAGACCGTAACAAGGTACGTCAGCGCACTGAAAGCCATAGGCTCCATCATTATCCACTCCATCGCCAGAATTAGCCTTGTCGATGAAGAATTGAATCATTTCCTGTTTTTTAGACATACCTATTCCTCACTTGGTTTCTTGTATTCTAACGCTCGTGTGCTGTCTGTGATTCCGCTTGTTGTTGGGTCGTTGACCAGACCGATAGCAGTCAAGAATACGAAGACCGCATTGACAAGCAGAATCAGCTTGTTGCCGATATCACCCAAATCCAGATGATATCCAAAGACTGCTGCACCAGCTTGCAAGACAAGTAAGAGGGCTGGGATTGCAGTCAGCCAAAAGAATTTATTTTGTAATCGTAGTTTCCAGTTAATCATATTGTTTCCTTTCTATTATGGCAATTTCGTAGGCCAAGGGTCGTCTGTCAAGTATGAGATAGCACTTACTCGTATATTTCCAATATCTTTATCTGTGGGGATAGGATCATTAAATGTAAATTGTATGAAGTTTGAGTCGGTTACTCCTCCGAGATACCATATCCCATACGGCTTCCCAGCGTCATTATAAATTCCACCAATCAGTGACGCCTCACTCCTAAATCCTGCAGGTATTCCACCAGGACCTAACACTTTAGCCCCTTTGTCCCCACTGCTATTGTGCCTTGCGAATCCAGGTCCATTACGTCTGCCTATTCCAAACCAACCCCATTGAAGACCTCCGAATTGATAAGTAACAAGATTGTTTACTCGTCTGATTTTAACGAACGAGTTGCCTGCTCTAGAGACACTGTTAAGCGTTCTCCAGCCAGTATCGCCGATTAGAACACGCCAGCCTGTGTTACCATTTCCGCTTTCTTTTATCCATTTCAGAGCGCCGTTCGTCACGTTGACATCTACATAGGTTGTTCCGATTTCGGCAGTGATACGCCCTTCTGGAGAGCCTGCCCCACGGATTTCATGACCTACGTTGTCTGGTAGCGGTAGAGTGACATTATTACCCCCAGCGATGCCGAGGGTATTTCCTGTTAATGTCAGCCTTGGTTCAGGCTTTTGGTTCAGCACCTTCACATCACGGCCAACCGCTTGAGCGAATTCCTCAAAATTGCTCATGGCAATCACACTTTCGCTGCGTTGTAGGTTGCGACCAAATCAAGATTGGCAAATTCATCAATACGACGGCCAAGGTCAGCCAATTTTTGAACAACTGCACCTTCAGTGCTACCGCTCAATTTAGCGATTTCCTCAGCGATTTCTTTGAGGGTGTCAAATTTTTCAGATACCCCTTCACCTAAAATGTCATTCTTGACTGCGGTTTTAGCTTGTTCAATCAGTTGTGTGACTGTCGCACTGTCAATCTTTGTATCGATTAACTGCTTCAGCGCCTTGTAATCCACTCCCAATGCTTGAGCGAATGCAATCCATTTACTTGTATCCATGTTTTACACCTTTCCTAAGTTATAGTACGTAAGCAAATCAGGGATTTCCTGACATGCTCCACCTTCGCTTGCAGGTCGTTCTGCAAGCTGTTTTTTTACTTCTTCTGCTATATCTAATTCCTTTAATTTATAGATATCTTCAGTAACCAATTCCTTGTCTGAGTCTTCAATTTCAATATAAGTATCTCTATCGCTTGGGAAGATATACCCTCCGACCGAGATTTCTACTCGGTATTTTCCGCTTGGTAGAATACTGTCTAAATTGAAATTGACAGAATGGCTAGTGACGGGAGCAGTTGTCTTCCATCTTCGTTGTCCCTTTGTTAGAGTAACAACCGCATCTTGACCTTCAAACAAAGTCATAACACGGTAATTCTCGTCTAACAATTCAAACCCAAAAGTAGAAGACAAATCCCCTTGTTTAATAAGGTCGCCACCATCAATCCGAGCCAAATTGGTTGTATTCACTCTGTGGTTTTTACAACCCATTCTGAACCTCTTTCTATCTATCATCTATTAAGATATCTGTCGTAATATCCAATTTCTCAAAATCACAGTATAAACGATCTATGTATCCATTACCTCCTAGAGTTTTATAGCTTTTGTGCATGCTTTCTACTAGTGAGAATTCATCTCTAGAGGTATATCCTCTGTTAATAGCTCGTCGCATATCACGGTCAAGGCGCAGCTTCATAGTATTTAGATGCGCCTCGTCGTGAATTTTTAATTTTGCTTGCACTTCATCGATTTTGGAATTGCTATCTTTAGCGGTAGTCTGGACATCTTCAATTTGTTTCTTGACATCGGTTAGTTCCGAGACAATTTTATCTGTTTCTTCTTTGGCTTTTTTCGGCAACCGATAGCTTATCCAAGCAATGATTGTTGGAGTTAGCACTGGCATTACGCTAGTGAAAAAATGTTCTATTTTCTCAAAGACGTCCATAAACACCTCTATTATTGGTTAGGCGCAACTGTTGTAGCAGAAGGTTCTGTTGCTGTAGGAGTTACGGTAGCTGTCGTAGAAACTGTAGTTGCTGGTGCAACAGTCGTTTCTTGAGGCTCGTACTTCCATGCTGCCCCTGTTCCGTCGAGTTCAAGACGACCATTACGAGCGAAATCGCTGACAGGTTCACCGTTGTAGGTAAATTCCTTGTTCAACTGAATCAAGATACGCTTACCTTCTCCATCCACTTCAACGTGTGCTGGGTCTTCGATGGTAATCAAGTCATGTGCCATGTAGCGTTTACCAACTTCAGCGAGTGGAATCAACTCAACCAATTCCTTATAGTTGGTTCCATAAGCGATTGTCTTGCCTGCTACGGCATTTAAAACGACCGCATGGATAATCTTTCCATAACGGTCTGTTTCGGCTTGGTTATGTTTAACCGCTTCATCAGTAGCAGTCTGTCTAGTTTCAGTCTGAGCCAGTTTCTGTTCATTCTGCTCTAATTTAGCTTGAGTTTCTTGCAGTTTAGCTTGCGCTTGTACAATAGCGCTTGTAGGGTCTAACTCAGTACGTATCACATCTTTGACTGCCTCAATGAGCGTTTCATCCGTGTCGCCCAATCGGTCACCGTCTAATTCACGAGTGAAAAAAGTAAGCGGCTTGTCACATTGAATAGAGACTTCCGTCTTGCCAACTCTAAAAAATTTATTTACTAATGCAAATTCCATGTTTAATGTCCTCCTGATTATCTAAAATAAAAGTATAGGGAATCGCCGTATGCGAAATTGCTTTTGAATATTTGTTTTTGATTGTCATCCAGAAATTTAACGTATAATTTAAGATTTTTATCTGTTGTATATACATATTTAGCATATACAGTTGTTATCGTGTCATTTGAATGATTGATTCTTATTTTTATTTCCTTTACCTTGTCTTCATCACGATAATTATTATTGAATCTACCGCCTTTAGCAGTTAAATCAAAAATTAAATAATTGCCTGATTCTATCGGATTATATAAGTATTGAAACCAACCAATGTAGACCCACTTACTCCAAACAAGTTTATCACCGACATAGCGCTCGACAATATCTTTACCACCAACATAAATGCCTTCTCTTGTAGCCATTTTACACCTCTACACTGTACACATCGTAGATTGTGTTGGGGTCTTTCGTTCGGACTGCGTCATATTGGGCTTTTGAGCCATACCAATACTTCATTTGCTGGTTTCCGTTCTGGTTAATCAGCTTATTTGCAACCACCTCCGACGGTGTACTTGGAATCCCAAGCGCAGACCTGTTTACTCGTAAAACACCCGAATTGTCGACTGTAATCGTTGAGTTATCCGGTCTGACAACTCCGTTTGAACCAGCTGTTGCTGTTGCGGTAGTTGAACTTACTCCGTTTTTAAAAGTCTGCACAGATACTTTCTTCAACCCACGACCATCATGAATCATGATGTTGTCCGAGTTGTTGATCTGACTAGCCTGTGGCAAATCAGTTACTTTTCGTGTCTGTGTACTAATTACTGCCATGTTATACCTCCATAATATATTTCCAATCTGCGACAATCACATGACCGTTTTCATCAGCAAGTAAGGTATGTTCTGTACCGTCGTCTGTACGGATTGGTGCAGTGAAGTCGTTCTGCAAGAACATGTACTCGATAGCATTTAGTCTATCTTCGTGTTCCTGAACCTCACGCTTCAAAGCCTCCACAGACTCATAACTTGCTTGTCTAATGTTGTCTACGTTACCTAGCCCAACTTGATGCTTCGTAACGCTATGTGGATTGTTGCGATTGTTTAAGTGATTTTGAAAATCAACTTTACTTGCTTGTTCGACGTTTGCGACATTACCTAGTCCCACTTGTTGTTTCGTTACATTGTGTGGGTTGTTTCGGTTGTTGATGTGACCAGTTAGGTCAACCTTCTCAGCCTTGCTTTTAGTGACCTCGTCAATTTTTTCAGGCAGACCGTCGATGTCTGCTACCTTGTGCCTGTGACTTGAATCGGCCTTCCCATTCCAGCGAGTCCGTTCTTGGTCAGAAACGTGACGGGCAGTGTCTTCAATATGATTATCGATATTGGTTTGTAGCTTTCTTTCTGTCGCTTTCAATTCAGGAACAGTCGCATAAACCAAATCAGTCGCATTGTATTGAATGGTGATCTGACTATTTTTGCTAATAGTCGTATTGAAATCATAGTCTCGATACACATAAGCAGATGTTTTGGGAGGAATCACATCTCCCTGCTCTGCCCAGGTATACATATACATGAACTCTTCATGGTTCCCACGTTTTGCAAAAACACCAATTTCATTAACAGTCATTTCACGCTCAATCCGTGAATTATCAAACCGTGCTGTGATACGGATTGTATCGGAAACATCAGTAGACATAGACTGCGTCACTTGCAGAGAATGAACTATTTGAGCTACATCATTCCTCTTGCCAGTCTCTGTCTGATGCCGGCCACTACCCAAAGCTATTCGAGTGAAAACCAGTGGTTCTCTATTTTGAATTGCTAGGGCCGTTTCGCTGATTGCTTTATCGGTCACAATAGGCTGGATAAAATATCCCATTTATTTCCTCCTATTCAAATCGAACTGAACGAATATCTCTGAACGTGTGAGCTCCGATATAAATCGCGTTCATCATCGGTGCTTCAACTGAGAACTGGATTCCTAAATGAGCAGGAATCAACTCACGCACATACTTTAAAAAACGGTTCAAATATCCAGTCGGTAGTTCTCCTAAAAATCGGATATGTACCGCTGAACCCTTGACCGTTACTAAATTATTGACATTCGTAAAGCTCTTTGTAATTTTTTGTAAACTCACTGAGTTTATTTTTATTTTGGAAGAAATTAAAGTGATTAGATACCGCCTTCGCTCTTCCAAATCAATTGTTTTCGGTTTTACCTGAAGGGCCTTTTCCCAACGTGTAATCCAGTCTTCCGTTGCTTCTGGCAACAACATCAATCGTCTGGTATCAAAGATTAAGTCTGTAATCAATTCCAGCTCTGGAATCTCAGTTTCAAACAAATCATTAATGGTTGGATCTAAGACCTCTGGCAAAGCCGATAACATACGATATCTAACTTGTGACATTGATAGTTACCTCCGCTAGTTTCGGAAGCATGTTGGTAGAAAGCTCAATACTTTGTTCCCTGTCATTCAACAAAATACGGTCCACATCTCGAACCCCATTGATTCTGTCAATGATTGTGGCAACTTTATAGTTCCGAACCTCTTTCTCTTCAAATGCTTCTTCACGTAAGTATTTAATGAGTTGAACTCTCGCCTCGTTCTTGATTGTTTCAACATCTACATCTTCATCAATCTTGATAGTTGCAGTAATACGAACGTTATAGCCACTTACAGACTGCACGGTCACATAAGCACCGATTGGAGCTACACCTAGCCCATGGCCACTTGGTTCAGGATCCAAGTAATTCTTGAATTTCTTTACCAGCTCTGGACTTGCTTCGTTGCCGTCAGCATCCGTAATAGATACACGTACTGTATTTTCGCCCTTCCAGAGCGGTTCAATAAGTGCTGAACCAACACCGACAAACTCGCTGGCCCATTTCTTGTATTGGGCGATGTTCCCGTTTAAAGTCGGTGTTTTCAAGTACTCAATGGTCCGTTTACGGAGTTGTTTATCCGTCTCTTCGTCTTCTCCTACGACGATAACAGATCCGATTTCTGCCCCTTTAAAACCATTCAACACATCAATGTTAATGAGTTGACCTCTTACATAGTTAGGTGCGTTTCCGACTTGTTCAGCTACTACACTGTACTCAAACCCAGAGCGACGTTCCAAGACACGGAAGTTATACTCACTATTAACCACACTGAAACGAGTTCCAAGCGGGATTTCCTGCTTGAATTGAACCAATCGAACTGATGCCGTAGCTGGCAAGCGCTCAACTCCGAACTGCCTACATAATCGAGTTAGGAAGATTCCTGTACTCGTATCTAAAAAGTTGACTTCCTCATACGATTTTAAGACCGTATACTGAATGGCAACTTCTCGAGCTGCAGGCGCTACTAGATTGTACAAGACAGACCCTTGTCTTTTGTCATACTTATCATCAAACAAGGCCAGCATATCCTCTAAAATTTCTGGATATGTTTTTACCTTTATCATCGTTTCACCTCCAAATCCATTTCAAATGTTCCAAAATCACTATCAACCATGAACTGCACATAAAACTCATCTTTCTTTACCTTAGTAGAAAAAGAATGAGCCTCATGAATCCTGTCATCTTCATACAAGGCTTCTTTTATGCGACGTGCGATATCCATCTGGGCATAATCCATATCCCCACCAAATAGAGCATCTAACTCCACACCATACCGATGGTCATAAATCGTATAGATGAACCGTTCAGTTGTCAGCATGCGTCTGATTGATTGCTTCAAAGCATGGATACCGTCTGTTTCTAGTAAGATATTGGTTTCATCTAGTGTTAAGCTAGGCTGTTTCTTAGCTTCGACAACATTTTTAGCGATGTTTAAAAAGTTTGTTTTAGGAGTACTCATTCATCAGAACCCCCTTTTACTTTGCGCTTGTAGTGGAATATCTTCTTGTACAAGACATAATAAAATCCTCCACCATCTTGTCTGATGAGATGAAGGGTTTGCCCAACATATTCAGGATCCAATGCTTCATCGGTCCATGTGACAGCAAGCATGGAATCATCTAAAATCAACTCATTGGTCAATTGGATTTTGAGGGGAGAAACCGATAAAACAACACCAGTCGTTATCTTGGCGAACTGGCGATTTTCAATGAAATTACTAATCAATTTCTTTAGATTTTCTATTACTTCCATCTACTCACTTCCTGCCATGAATAATTTAATTTCCATCGTATGCTTTTCTGCACTGAAGGAATGAGTTGCCTCTTCAATGACATACCATCCCTTCTTCTCAATATCCTTAACATCCACATAGACTGCATGGCCTGCTAAAAAGTCAATACTTCCAATATCGGCTTTCAGACTGAAAGTTTCTTTGGGACGGTTTTTCATCTTCAAGAGCATTTCACCCCATTGCTTGATTTGCCCCTCGGTTGCTTTCTCATCCACTTTTTTCATGTACTGGAGTTTTCCCCAAGCACCGATATTGTAGCTGTCCTGATAGATGTAGACTTCTCTCTTTTTGGTTTCTTTGTTCTCTTGGATCAAGCGGACAATATTAGCACTATCCTCAATCGAACCTTCAAACTCAAAACTAGACATAAAGGATTCATTTCCGATAATGTACTGGATTGGTAAGTTTTTCGGAGTCGTTAGTGTCAACTCTCCGAACTTGTCATACAAAACCAGCAATTCTCCACTTTGCACCAAGGTCTCGTCCATGGCTTCTTGGATAATATCCAGAGCCTTCTTATCTTCCTTCAACTGAGGGGATAAGGTCACGGCCGGGGCTTTTAGTTCCCCGACCTTCAAATCAAAATCTCCTGCGATTGCCGAGACGATTTGATTGACGTTTTTATCCCTGGCAACGAAATTGATATTGCGTAGTAAGTACTTTATCTGGTCATGGAAGGTCAAGGTTGTTTTGGTGCCTTTTTCGTACTTGACTTTGGTCAAATAACCAAAGAACACCTCTTTATCATCTAGCTTGAAAGCGAGTGGAGAACCATATTCAAAAGCTACTTTTGTAGAGTTGTACAAGGTAATCTCCACGCTCCAAGCTGACCCTTTTCTAGTTGTCTTAAACTCAACCTTATCAGACACAGTTGCTAAATCCCATGTATCTCCAGTTTTGTTGTTCTGATAGAATAATTGCATCATGGTATCACAAACTCCTGTCCAGGATAAATCCAATGAGGGTCTTGGATTTTGTCTTTGTTGGCTTCGTAGATTTCAGTATATCGGCTGCCATCTCCGTAAAATGTCTGAGCAATTCCCCAAAGAGTATCCCCACTAACAACCGTATGGCTTTTTTGAGCAGGTTTCTCAGTCGTAGGGCTACGTTCTTCCGTAGCTTTCGCCTGCGGTTTCTTTTTAGTAGCCTCAAGTGCTTTTTTATCTTTGATAGTAACCTTCCGTGGCTTGTGAGACCGATATTGTAAAAACTTAATCTTGTATATCAGATCATCTTCATATCCTGTCTTGGTAGAGACATCGAACTGTTCCACTAGAAATTTCCCGTTAATAACAGAACCAAACGCACCCCCAATCATTAATTGAATAGGAGTGCCTTCCGTCTTAAATTTACGAATAGATGATACAAAGGATTCTGGAGAAACACGACTATTCCGCTGGTAGTTTCCATCGTATCTTCCGCTAGGAATAAAGGATTCAAACTCAATTGATTGAAGCTCTGGATTTCCGACAAGCGGAACGTTACCAGTATCAATGATAGCGACTGTCTCAATTCCTTGTTTGTCCTCCAGTTTGATTTCTTCTGGATTCACTGGCAATTTAATGCCTTCAATAAATATAAACATCTGCTACCTCCTTCCTAGTAAGCCATGAGGCCATCAGCGCCATTGTTCAAAGCGTCTACAATCGTTGCATTCAAATCATCCAATACGTTGGCATACTGGCCAGCGTTGTTAATGGAGTCAATATTGGTGACAATCTCTGGTTTCAAGGTAATAAAATTCTGTTGCCACTTCATGGTCGCGACGTCCTTAATTAACTTGATGTATTCATCATCTAGTTTGATTTCATCTTCAATCTTTCCGACTTTGTCTAATTTACCACCCGTTGGATTGTGACCGCCACCTTTTCCTCCGTCGCCTTGTTCAGGGACTGAACTTGCTGGGCTGAGTTCGTAAGGTGTTTTTCCTTGGTCGCCCAAGAAGTTATTTCCTGCACCATTGCTATCGCCAGCAGCCTTATCAATCCCTTTACCGATTTCATACCCTTTACTAAAGGCTCCCATTCGGTCGCCAAGTTCAAGATAACCCAGTTGTGGAGTGTCAAGGTGCGGAGTTTCTAAACTAGCTTTGTGTTGTTTGAGACCATCTGCCAAGTGCAGACCTTCAAAGGTTTTTTTAACTGGTTTCTGCATGCTATCAATCGCACCAGCTACATCTCCTGCGAAATTAGTTCTACCAAGTGAAACCGAACCAACTGCACTGATGTTCAACCCAAGACCATTCAAGAAGCCAATCATGCTATTAAATCCGCTAAGAACAGAGTTAATCATCCCTTCAACCGAACTAATAACACTATTGACCATACTATCAACAAATCCTGCAATAGCTACAGCCATATCACGGCCGCCTTGAGCAATATCATACCAAGCGCTTTGAACTTGGAAAGACATCTCGTTCCATAAGTTAACTGCACCAGTAACAAACCAGTCAATAAAGTCTAAAATGCCTATCAAAATAGTTAAGATAGCCTGATAGAGAAACATCCAGAATTCTATTGCGGTATTCACATACCAAAAGACGCCTTGTAGCATCATATTAATCACCCAGATAGCTGCATTGGCAATACTAAGAAGTATATTCCAAATGGTCATTCCTAGGTAGAATATAGCCCCTATGATGATTCCTGTAGCTGATACGGCTGCACCAGTAAGATTGTTAAACCATGCGACCAAGGCATAGAAGAGGCCGATAAGGATAATGACTGCCATGACGATCAACATGATTGGATTCATTGCCATCACTGCATTCAAACCAGCCATTGCAGCTTTCGCAACATTTGTAGCGATACTAAACAAACCTGTTGCTATTCTTGCTGCATTCATGGCAACTACATAGGCACCTATAGCAATTGCTACTGCAATAATAATCGGTTGGATAACAGACCAGTTATCAGCCACAAATTGAGCAATCGGCGCCAACATACTCCAAACAGCCCCAATCATATCCATGGCAAAGATAACCGCTTGAACGACATATTGAAGGACCGTGGCTACAATCTGGGCAAATTGTTGGAAGGCGGACGAGTTCACTATCTGATTTATCTTAATCGATATTGGCTCAAACGCCTTGGTCACAAAGTTCAGGAAGTTCTGCCATGCCCTGCCCCATGTCATAGGCATGTTGCGGAATTGTTGATCAATCGCATCACTTGCATCCAGCATGGCAGTTTTGACAATGTCGGCCGTAATCTTCCCGTCTGCTCCAAGTTTCTTAACCTCGCCACGACTAACGCCTAGCTTATTGGCAATAGCTTGGATTAAGGCTGGTGAAGTTTCGGCTAGAGAACGCAACTCATCACCTTGCAACTTACCACTAGCCATAGCCTGAGTAAGCTGAAGCATGGCGCTTTTTTGTTCTTCAATGCTTGCGCCACCAACAACAAAGGATTTGTTCATAGTTTCCAAAAAGGCAATTGTTTCGCCGTTGTTTTGGAAAACATCGCCAGCTTGCATCCTCATCTTAGCGACACCGTTTGCCATGGTTGTATAGGTCGAGCCTGTACGTTGTGCGGATGTATAGATAGACTTTTGTAGTTCCTCTGTCGTCTGCATACCGTCACGAATCATATCTAAACGAGCGTGCATGTTGGCATATTCGTCTGACATGCCTATAGCTTGTTTGGTAATTGCACCGACTGCAATGCCAGCTAAAGCGGTCTTCAACAATCCTTTCAAAGATACTAACCTACTTAGTTTGTTAGAAGCATTATTAGAGGCATTCCCTAAATCTCTTAGAGCCAGTTCTTCTTTTTTTAGCCCTGCAGCTGCTAGAGTTGCGCTATTTACAAATCTACCATTGATATCAATGACTCGCCCAGCTTTATTGACAAAATATTGACCAGAATCGCCAGCTTTTTTCATAGCAGACTCTTGAGCCTTCATAGCTTTATCTATGCCAGAACCTGCATTTTTGACACGCTCCATAGTCGCATAGATTTTATTTAAAGTGCCTGTGACTCTATCGGTCAAAGACATGGTTGTTTGTATATTTGCCAATAGAATCACCTCACTTCTTCATTTTTTTACGTTGTTTCGCCTCTTCGTGCATGACTGCAGCGAAAAAGGCTTTTTCTTCTACATCCATCTTCACGAATTCACTAGGGCGAATGTAATAGTTCACGAGGGCGAAGTAGGCAAGTTGTGCCTCTGCGTCCTCTTTTATTAGTTTTTTGCCTCGTCAACCTTGTCTTGGAATGTTTGGTTGATACCGCTGAGTTCGGTCACAGCTTCCAAAATCAAGGCGCTTTCGCCCCAGTTAAACATAGTACCGAATAACTCAGAAGCTCCCATTGCTCCATAAGAATCTTGCAATTCTTTATCGTTAAGGTCAGGAACCACGATAGACGCAATACAGATTTCACGGTTATATTTAACACCGTCAAAGACACGCTCTTGACGTCCGTTACGACCAGGCTTATTGACAAAGCAACGGTCATTGATTAAGTCCGCTTCACGAGCGCTCAACACTCGAATTTTAACTGGTTCCTCAAAAGAAGGAAGCAAGACATCTTTAGTCTCTTCCCCTTTTTTGTTTTGTTTCAAAAACGCTTGTAATCCACTCACCACTATTTCCTCCTTGTGTTAGTATGTAATTTCTTGGAATTCTGATAAGATATCAAAATCTTGGAATGTGAAGTCCGTTTCTTCATCAATGACCTCATCTGCTGATCCATCTAGTTTAAAGATAAGTGATTCTTTGAACAGAACACCTTTCAAAACAATGGTATAACGGCCTGCACGAGATGTGCGGTCTTCGTTGGTACACTTAATATCGATACGAGGCAACAAGCCGTTTTTAACGTATTCCAAAGCCATTTTCTTCAATTCAGGACGATGGTAATACATCTTCACAGTTCCTGTACCTTCTGCACCAACAATCTTACCACCCTTCATACGAGAGTTCAGAGGGGTAACATCAGCCTTTGTGTATTCAATTTTCGCTTCTAGAGAGATAAGCTCTGCTAGTTCATATTGCTTGTCATTGATTGTAAAGAAGACCGTTCCTTCTTTAGCAGACAAAGCATCCAATTGGTTCATAATAGCCATTAGCTAGTTTCTCCTTTCTTAATCACAGATAACCGTCATGTACAAGATTTCCATAGCGTCAGTCAAGACAACTGGCAAGTTAACCACGACAGACTCTTTAGTAATACCTTGTGAAATCTCGATATCTTTCGCTTTATACTCCAAGGCTTGCTTCTGAGCAAGTGGGTCAAGGACCATTGTAATGATTCGTTGTTTAAACAACTCACGACCATTCACGTTGTTTGGCACTTTACCGATGAAGTAGTTCTCAAAGATATACTTGACATTAGCATTGATATTATCCATTGTACGAACAAGTTTGTTCTTACCAAAGATACGACTGTGTTCTGCCGTATAGCTAGTAAATGAGTTCACATCTGACAGGATAATCACTTTTTCATTTCGATAGGCAAAGATAAGCTGACCTTTATTGATGAGCTTTTCAGCCTCTGCTTCATTCTTACGCTCACAGTCAATAGTTCCTGGATAAGACTTGAATGTATTAGATTGCAAGCCAGCTCCTGCATACTTACCAGCTACGAAGTATACACAGTCCTTAGCGCTTAGTTTCGTACCATCGCTCAATGTAACCCCGTTACCGACTGATACAACACCTTCATTGTCAGCGTCCGTGTAATCATTCAAGACTGCAATGACTGAACGACCAGCGTCACGCCATTTCTTGATATGAGCTGTAACAAGTGCTTTCGTTGCGCTTTCGTCAGTACCCAGAGCCAAGACACGGAAGTCTTGAGTATCGAGTGCATTTAGGAAATCTTCAACCTCTGAATTAGTTGTAGCTCCATCGGTACCACCTTCAAGCAAGATTGTTTTATCTTCTGTTGTTAAAGTACCAGTCACATTCACATAGTCATTCTTAAATGGCAAGGCTGTGATGATTTGTTTATCAACTTCTTTTCCAAAGAAAACAGTTGTCACTTCAAAACCAGTCTCGACTTGTTTCTTGAAGATAACATGAATATGGTTACCAGCTAATCCTTTGTATTTAGCTGTAACGATCATATCATTTTCTGTTTTCGTTGCCTGCACCCCAGTGTTATTCACACCATTGTAGACAAGAACCTTACCGGTACCTTTCAAGGCTTCACGAATAGGAAGAAGTTCATCAATCGGTTTACCAAATAGGCGACGGAAGTTACTTGTACCATCAACAAGTGTGAAGGCACCAGGTTCTCCCCAAGATCCAGCAATCATAACTGCTGCAATCGTATTGTCTTCCAAAGGAATAATCACATCATCTCTTGATACGAAATTGATGTAGGCCTTTGGAACTCGTTTATTCTGTACTGTCCATTGTGCCATTAGTTAGCCACACCCTTTCTCCAGTCTTCTAAAATGCGTCTTACTTCTGCTAGTGAGTATGACTGGTCATCTTCCAGCAAAATGTTTAACAAAGTTGCATCATCTTCAAAATACTTGAGTAATGCCTCTTTGCCAAATTTATCTTCAGTGATTGGTACCACTGGTTCGGTTACATAACCTACTTCTTCATTCATTTCCATGAGAAGTTTCACCTATCCTTTCTAATATTTGCATTCTTGGTTCTTCTTCAACCCATCGAACGTATCGAGTGATTGTAAATGTGCATATCAAGTCATTGGCATTGTATTCCACCTTCAAATCATTGATAGGGTACTTATCCCCCAAATAACGAAAAGAAGGCGAATTAAACAACATTTCAATCTCTTCAAACTTTCGGTATAAGTCTGTTGTTTTTTCGGTGTAGTAATGCAGCAAGACAATAAAAACCTGCTTATCGTTTTGGTTTGCCAACCGCTTCCGAGTCACAGGTTTCACATCTACAATAAAACAAGGCGTTTTCAATCCTTGCTGGATTTGTTCATCATACACCTTGCACCCAAACACATCTTTGAGTTGCTTAATGACGAGTGGTCTAATACTATAATCCACCTAGTTCCTCCTTTAACCTCTCTTCGATTTGTTGCGTGATTTGTGGGATTTTTTGTTTAATCTGTTCTTCTGTTAGCCTCATCATGAAGCGTCCTTCTACCCAAGGATTGACCAAGCGCTTGCCGATGGCAGGGACATAACGCCCTACTTGTTGACGGTGTCCACTTTCAACGAAAGAAGCATACTCCATAGGGTTAAATGCGATAACCTCGTACACGTTTCCGTTTTTGGTCACTTCTATCTTCCATGATTGATTGAGCTTACCAGTTAGCCCCTTTGGTGTTCGCTCCTTAACCTCTTTCAAAAAGGCTAGGCCGATATCTTTAGCAGCCTGCATAAACTCAGAATCAATGATTGCTTGAGCTCGTTCAAGTCGTTTCAAGAACTTTTGAACATCACTATCATCATAACCACTCATGTCGTCTCACCACAATTTCTTGATGCGTGACATAGACCATCGGGTCTTCACTGGTCAAGTATTTAACACCGTCAACGATCAATTTACTACCAGCTTTGATAGTAAATTTAGGCGAACAGAAAATCTTGTGTTCTGTCTTAAGTTGATGTGCTTCGTTCTGCTCAGTATTTACTAAGTTACGAACAGAGACACGACAGGGAACTTTCTCGTAGATTTCTTTAAACTCTACAAAGTCAGCTCCGTTTGGTTTTGTACCCTCGACAGTAGCAAATACATCCATCTTTTTATCATAGGTCCATTCAATACTTGGTCTTGCCTGAGATAAGACATCATTGAAATTCATCCTACCACCTCAACTTTCTGAACCGCTGTAACTGGCTAGTAAAGTCCAGCAAGACACTTTCAGCACGTCTGGCAAGGTCTGACTTAGCCAATTCAACACGAGTATCTCCGACGGAAATATTCTTGCCTTGGACAGCTTGGTCAGGATTACAAACAACATAAACCATCTGAACGGCCACAAATCGCAACTCTAAAGGAAAATGCTCACGATTACAGTAATTAAGAATGTTCTGCATGACTTCATCGACCACTAACTCTTCTGGATAGCATGAATAACGTTGTTCATACAAGTCAATCAAAGCTTGTCTAGCATCTTCATTATGCTTTTGGATTTCTTCAAATGTCATCTTCTCCATCAGCAGAACCTCTCTTTCTACTTATCGTCTTTAGTGGATTTTTTAGATAGTTTTTCAAGTTCAGCTAAAGCTTGGTCACGTTCAGCAACTACTGCTTTGTACTCTTGAATAGTATAAGTACGTCCGTTAGTCGCTGGCTCTACTACTACATACTCACCATCTTGGATTTCAACCACATCGTAACCATCTTCAAGGAAGGTTACTTTTTCTAGTTCATCAATATCTAGTACACGATTGTCTTTTTTTACTGTTAACATTTTCTATCCTCCTTCTTTAAGGTGCGACGACAAAGGCTAGACCTTCATGTTTAGTCTGGAATAGCAATACATCATCGTAAGATTGTTCGTAGTACAAGTAGTTACCGCTTGAAGAAGCGCTTGGTGCGTCAAGTCCTACAAATTCATATTTTTGTGGCGCTGCCATACATGGAATATGAATCAAGAAGAAATGGATTTGTTTAGCAGTTGGATCAACCTTAGCTCCATTTGTGAAGTTGTACAAGGTCTTCATACGGTCAGATGGAATAGCTGTCTCAATCGTCACATCATCCAAACGACCAACCGAACGGTCAATCACTGTACCTTGGCCGTGGATATTGACTGTACGTCCAAATTGCTTGATGTTCTTGATCATACGTTTAACAGTTGGTGTACAGAAAATAACACGACCTTCTGCTGGTACTCCAGCTTCGTCCATTTGTTCCATCAACTCATCGAAGGTTGCGAGGAAGTTTTCCTCAGTCAAATTCAATGACTTAATTTGTTTACTTTCTGTATCAAGTGCTTTCTTACGGGAGAACAATTTAGATACCATAAATTTATCCATTTCTGGAACTTTTTCAGTATCGTTGAAGGTTTTAGTAATGTTAGCAATTGAAGTAACATAGTTACCTTCATCAACATCTGATGGATCTACTAGCGTTGACCAGTAACGTTCATTGGTCAATGTGTATGTTTCCCATTGGTTTTCATAGTTGGCGTCAATATTCGTAATGGTACGACGTGTACGGTCCTTACGTCCTTCTTTAATCAAAAGACGGGGCACTTTCACTTCTTTAGCTCCTGTGAACTTCAAAAGTTTGTTGGATGGAGAGTTCCAAAGCTTCTGAGTGAATAACAATCCGTTTTCACTGTAGCGGGTTTGCAAACCTTGTTGGTAAGATTCTGCATAGTTCAATGTTGCTGGCATATCTGTTCCTCTTTTCTATTTTTTGATTATAGATCTGACGTAAACGCATTAATCATCTGCGTTGTCAGGTCGTTAGCAACTGTTTCTTCTTGTGTTGCCCCTTGTGGCTTAGCACCAGCGATGTGTGGTTCTACAGCCTTTTCTGGAGCAAATAAAAAGCCTTTAGATTCCTTCAAAGCCGTCAACTGTTCATCTAATCCAGTCACCGCTCCGTTGTCACCTAATCCCAATTTAGACTTGTCTAGTAGACTAGACACGATTCCAGCGTCATGAACCTGACCGCTCAAGTGCATTTCAATAGCATGATCTAACTGCATTGTCTTGAGTTGTTGTTCATGTTCCTTCTGTTGTGTCTTGTACTTGCTGTCCAAGTCTGAGTATTTTTGTTGTAGGTCAGCATTGCCCTCAGCGTCTTGTTTGAGCTGTTTCATGTCCTTATCACGCTCTCTCAACTGGTCCTGTAAGCCTTTGGCGTTGTCTTCTGCAGCAGATACCTTTGCTTGTAGGTCCTGTGTTGATTTCCCGTGTTCAGACATAACTGCTTCAACTTGTTCTTCAGTCAATCCTAACTGTTCCAAAAATTTACGATTCATTTCTTTTCCTCCTGTACGTTTGTTTTAACGTGGCAACGACCACGACATTTTGGTAAAGTAAAAAAGCCTTTTAACGCCATGCTCAGGGCGAAAAGAAAACCGTACGGGATTCCATACGGTTAAGTTTTATAATTCGATTCCTTCGATTTCTGCTCGAATTTCTAGCCAGTATAAATAATGACCCATAGCGCACTTTTGATTTTTTAAAACTTCAATTGAGCATTTTGGCTCAAAATTGAGCGTACCAGCTTCGTATTTGATAACCATTTTATGTAATTTTGTATATTTATCCTTAAGCGCATTGTATTCATCGATAAAACGTCTTTGCCAATCTTCCATTTTTTCTATTCCTTTCTTCAATTCACTAATTTATAGTAATTTATAGCGGTTTATTCCTGCCAGTCAAGATGTCGGATCACCTACTTTCTATTTCTGAAACCTGTTAAAATCGCAAGAATAGTTCCTACAATTAAAACAAATAGCCAAAAGAATACCAACCACCCAAAGGCGATTGATACCCAATCCCAGATAAACATATCTTTACTCCTCTACTTCTTCGTAAGTTTCTGCAAAAATATCAGGCTTGCACGGATAAAATTCACCTTGAACTCCTTTGATAATATAATCCCCTTTTTTGGCTATCATATCACCTTCAAGTGTAGAAATCCATGTATTTCCAAGTGCATCAAACCAAATCTTATTATTTTCTGCAAAGTCAATTACTTCTTTATAGTTATTGCCGTTCCAACGCACTGCCTCAACCACAACAGGTTTCTTTCTGTACTTCATTTTTAATCCTTTCTGGGCACGAAAAAAGCACTTAGATTCCTCTAGGTGCTCTTAGTAATTATATCCAGCTTCTTTTTTCATTTTGTCGAAATCACTTTTTACTTTAGGATTCAACATGTATTTTTCAGCTAAAGGGCCATAACCTACATTTTCCGGATGTTGCAGTATTTCTCTTACAGTATCTATATCGTCCTCGCTTGGAGAATTAGGAAATTCCATCCATTTGTAAAAAGAATCTAACAAGATTTCAACAACAAAAACCCTTCTTTTCAAATCAACCAAAGCGCAACGTCCGTCCGCTAAGGTTACTAGCACATTTTTCCTTGCAATATCTAACCCGATTATATTATTTAATTCGAACAAATCTATCACCTTCTCTCATAAATAATTTTATTCCGATTTTTTTCAGTGCCTCCAATTGTTTATTTGTTGGCTTGCTGTCTGTAAAATACATGCTAGAAACATCAGATAAGAGAACTTCTCCATGATATTGAGCTTCAACATATCTTATTCCTAATGATTTACTTACTTTTTCTGGAGTGTCTATATTCGTGTTTTTCAAGATAGAAGTATAATCTTCCAGATAATCTTTATCGATTCCTACAAGACGAGGTTTGTTAGGATTGTCAGCAACAAGGTCTTTGAAAGCGGCTGGACCCAAACTATTGTTTATTGTAAAGGTTGTTCTATCAGCTATTTTCTCTTTTGAAAAATGAACGATAATATCACCATACTGTTCAACACCAGCGTAGGCTTTTAGATTATAGATAAAATCTTCATAAGGATCTTTATTTCCAAAGTAGCCATACTTTTCAAATTCAGGTTTTTTCAGCCTTTTACCTTGCAAACCAAAAAGTTGTTCATTTGCTTGACGACGATACTTCGCATTTACAGTACCACCGCTTGTTCCAGTTTCAAACTGGTTCAAAAATCTACTTGAATCTATCAATTTATCTATATTTTCAGATTTGAAACGCATAGCATAACTGCTATTAGCGAAAACTTCTTTTAATTTTTCGCTAACATTTTCAATATCTTCAATAGACAAAGTTTTCTCTACGTAATCATTATACCATTTTCTAGAATTATTAGAGAAATTTGCTAAAGTTTTTATCTTTGTATCTAATCCTTCAGAGGATTTATCCGTAGATTTCGTATCTTCCTTATAGTCTTTCGCAAACAGTTTTTCTTTAACCGCTTCCCCTTCACGCTCCCATCCTGCAAAGATTTCGTCCAGAGAACGTTGCTCAGTGGCTAGTTTTACTGAGCCATCGTTTTGCAAGATATTGAAGTAAGGACTAGGTTTATCAGACTTAACTGCAGGCCTGATAGTAGAACGGCAACGGACATGAAATGGAGGTGCGGTTCTACCTGGTTCATATTCCTTAACAGAATGAACCTCGTGATTTTCTAACCTGCAAATCTCACTTGTACGACTGTCTAATACCGCTACGATTTCGTAATGGTCGCCACCTAATTCCTTGATAGTATCTAGTGTTGCAAGATTATTATAAAAGGTCGTCTCAGTCCTGACAAGCGTATCTGCTCGATGATAGGCGACTCCTGTACGCTCAGAAAGAGCCCTAGCCATTCTATCAATAGACCAACCGCCTGTTAGGCCTTTGTTGATTGTATCGCTGATAGATTTATAAACAGCTGCATCGTGTCCCCACACATTCGTTGAGAATGTTTTACCACTCCAGTTACTAGCCATCTTATGCTTAACTGCATCGACACCCAATATTGGTTTCTCTATGATTCCGAAATGAGCCAAGTTCTTAGCTTGATGGATTTTACCTTTGATGTAGACGTCACTCAGAGCCTCTGTGACCTTGTCATGTATGCCGTCTGGCTTTCCATATAGTTCAGCCGTCAGACGCTCAATTTCGGCAAGCAAAGCCTCCTTGCGACTAATACGATGGCGATATCCCAAGGCGTCCAACAAAGGTGTCGGTGTGTCAGGATTTAAAGCCATCTCACGGAATCTTTCAAGAGTTACATTCTTAAACTCTCTACGCTCTTTATCTGTCAGATATTGCTTGGCCTCTGCGTGAGTCATTTTATTATCAACTGCATACCTGGCATAAAACTTCTCAATCTCAGAAACCAGCTGGTGTTTATAATCTGCTAAGGATTGACCAATCTGAGCCATATACCTATCAGCAACTATCTGAGCGTTTTGTTCCTGTTGTAAAGCACGCTCAGTCCAATACTCATCTATCTTTTTCTTGTTCTCGGTCGTCATGGTCATCCTCTACCTTTTTGAAATTAGTTTCAGAGTATGGATCTTGTCCTTGTTCCTGTTGTTCTTTCAATCGTTCTTCAACTTGGGGTTGATACCATGGATGCTGTTCACGAATACTTAGGTCGTCTAAGATACCGATTGAGTTCACACAATCTTGAATAGCTTCAGACTCATTTGAAATGATGTCACGGTTAAAGACATAAGTAAATTTAGATGAATCAAACGCTACTCCTTTGTTAGCTGCATATTGCTCTACAAACCAAAGGAATTGCTTAATACCTTTTTGAAACTCATTTTCTAGCTCATTACAGTCCAAATCAAGGTCTGTATAGCGCCATTTAAGAGCCTGACCACTTGCATTGCCTAGATTATCATCTTGGGTATCAATGGCTCGAGCAGCTTCATACAAGAACTTACGAGAGCGTTCGATATCTGCTTCAACTCCGCTAGTATCATTGTCTGCTTGTAGGGTATCTACACCACCATCACTAGAAACCTTAATAGAGCGGAACTTGTTCAGATTATTCATGAACTCGCCTAAGTCTGCACCCTGATAGTTTTTCAAAACATAAATCAACTTTGGCATATCTGCCAACATATCAGCGTTAGTAGACATTTGAAGTTGAATATTATCAATCAAAGATTTAGTTTGAACTAAAAGACCGTCCTCATACTCGTTGTAGCGGAATGGGATCAGAGGGACTTTCTCCCAAGTATAAGGAATCCGTGTACCGTCTTCGTTGACATAATAAAAATTCCCCTTTGTCTCCTTAGACAGTGGATTAAGTTCAAGGTGTGAACCTGTCCAGATATAATCTGTAATTCCTTGTTCATCGTAGTATTCTACAAAGGTTTTAGTCTTCTTTACTCCACTTTCGTAGACCGCTTGATTATAGACACGCACAAAGGCAGATAGTTCTAAATGACGCTCGTCTTTCCAAAAAGGGATAATCTGCTCACTTGGGATTTTAAACAAGCGTAGACGACCATTCTCGTCGTAATAAGGCAAGCCGTAAGCTATTCCTTTCATCACTGCTTCCTTACCGAGTGACTTAATCGTAGATAAAAGGTCCTCATCAAACACGCTGTCTAAAAAGTCTTGTGATTCTTCTCCCTCAAGCGAGATTGTCGGTTGTTTAGAAAACAAATAACCGACCTTCTGGTCTACCAACTTCTTAAACAAACCCAATTCAATCCTTGAGTTCGTCCGCCAGTCAACATCTACTTTCTTATTTCGAATATCCGTGCGATTTCGATAGTAGTTGTAAGCTTCTTTCATTGTGCTTACTTTCTCAGAATTCTGGTGTTCTCTTATCTCAATCTCTAGTATTTCGTTTTGGGTTGTATTCTTAATCAACAACCGCCTGATTAACCATTTAAACCAATTACTCAACATTTCTCCTTCTCCTACCAGAATGATATTCCTGGCTGTCTCATATCGTCTTCAAACGCATATCTTGTAGCGTCGATTGTGTGGTCGTTTACTTCTTCTAGCTTGGGTTTGGGATTTCCATCACGGTCAACTGCATAGTCGGCACTTTCGAACTCTCGTGCAATATTCGGTGTGCGTTCTGGATCTATCACAATTGCATCCAAATCATCCAACCAGCGTTCTCCATACTCACGACTATCAGGACCTTTCTTGGCGCCTTGAACAAGCGGAATATTCAGCTGCAGTTTTAACTCATCAATCGACTTAGGTTCTGCGCTATCACAGGTTATCATCTGAGATTGATAGCCTTTCTCACGGATTCTTTCAGCCAACTCACGGTTGCTAATCTTCACGCCGTAAATCTCATCAATAGCATAGATAACACGTTTCTTCTTGTCGTAATGCCATCTTACAAAGGCCAGAGGGTCATTAGCATAACCGAAGTCGTTGCCTTGCCGAATGTTATCGAACCTTGCTATCTCCTCGTCTGTAATCTTACGGAATACCAGATTTTCAAACGGTGCTACACCCGAACCGATAGCCTCCCCCAAATACTCCCAACGATAACGCTTCTCTGAACGCTCTCTCGTAGCCTCTGCTTCTTCTATGAAGGCTTGGGATATATATGGGTTATCCAAGTAAGTTGAATGGTGTACGTGGGTATTAGGAGGCTGTATGACGCTTTCATATTTCTTATTTACCCAAGACTGTTTTCTTTTCGGTGGGTTGTAAGAGTAAAAGAATTTATAAAAAAGACCATCAGCCAATTCTCCACGAAGAAGGGAGTTAGTGATTGTCTTTACTTCATCTTCAGTTTTAAACTCAGCAAGCTCTTCAATCCAGCCGATTGCGAATGGAAAACGGCTGTCTTTCAAGGATTTAATACGCTCTGGATCTTGTGCACCACGGAAGATAATATAATTTCCTCTTGGGATATAGGTTATCTTCAAAGGGGACTTATTAATCTTAAATAAATGACTAACCCCTTGCTCACTAATCGCCCATTTCAATTGTTCGTAAACCGATTGTTCTAGCGTATTATCTGTCTTACGAATACACACCGCATTGACTGGATAGCGCATAATCAGTTGAATGATTGTGTGCCCGAGATCGCTTGACTTACCAGAACCACGCCCACCTTTTTCAACTACATGTAAGATTTTAGGGTCAAACGCTGCACGCCACATAGGATAAAAAGCCTTTGGGATAAATTCGCTCATTCTACGCTTCATCGCTAACTCCTATATCATCAACGAATTGAACAGCCGAAGACATCTCGATTTCTTTTCTCTCTAAATACGCACCATTCACTCTGAATATATGGTCTATAGAACGTTGTCTTTCTTCAATCGTCGGAGTAAATTCATAAGTCGTTTCCGATACCTCCACACCTTCAGCGGTCTTTACAGTTTTTTTAGAATATCCTTGTTGAGTTTCCCCTCTAGCAATACTAGCAGAGATTGCCAAGGCTTCTACGATTGACATCGAACGTTCGTCGAAAAGTTCTTCGGTACGTTTTTTAATGTATTCAGAAATGTCAACTTTTGTCAATAACTTATGTCCTATAGACCTCGCTGTTTTATTAGAATACCCTGCTTTTATTGCAGATTGTGTTGCGTTTCTACTGATGATGTACTCATCAGCGAAGTGTTTCTGTTTATCGTTCATTTTCCATCACCACCTTTCGACAAAATAAAAAGCCACACGATGTGTGACCTTCTTGCAAGGCGACTACTACCTTGCGTGTTAATTAGAAATAAATTTTCTGATTTATTTTTTTGTAGTCATTAACGGCGATGTCCGGAATCGAACCGAAGAAAATACATAGGAGATAAAACTGCTTACCTGTCACCGCCAAAACGAGGCCGAAGCCTCGGAAATAAAATGAAAAATATAAGGAGTTATCAGTGCGCTTACCGCCTTCAGCTGATAATACTATTTTAGCAGATTAGAACTATCATTTACTATCGTTATTATCAAACATTTTAGACATTTTAGCTAACGCTCTACCTCTTGTTCTTTGGATAGTTGCTGGGCTACATCTTAATTTTCGTTCGACTTCATTCCACGTTAGGCCATTGATATAAAGCAACCTCATCACAATGTTTTCAAACGGATCATCAAGAGATTCAATCGCTTGAATCATCTCGTCACGTTCACGATAAATCGACCTAATTTCCTCGTACAACTGTTCTGACTGGTCGATAATCGATACATTCAAATCTTCAGTCTTATTCTTGTTATCTCTAGCTTTAGGCATCGAATCAAACGTCTGCCCTCGTAAGATACTAGAACGCAAACTAATCAATTCTTGATGTTTCGACTTAGCTTTTATATCGATATATGGCAAAGCCTTCAACCTCTGTTTAATATCTACTGTCAATCATACACCTCGATTCCAAAGAATGCACAGATATCTTCCGCTTCACATTCGGATATTTCTAAACCTCTCTCCCAACAACTTATGATTGTTGAAGAATACCCTAAATGCTTTGCTAATTCTGTACGAGTAAGTCCTTGCTCCAAACGTTTTTCTTTCAAAAGCGCATTAAGATTTCCAATCTCACACTTCTTGAATAAAACATCTCTGTCCAATCCTAACTCTTTTGACAGACGTTCTTTCTGACGATCGCTTGGTATCAGACCTCGTTCCCAATTTGAAAAAGTCCTTGGACTAATACCAAATCTCTTTGAAGCTTTTCTTAAAGATAGACCTTTACCAATTCGCCACAATCTAATCTGTTCTGAGAAAAATTTCCTATCCTTCATGTTCCATCTCCTCAATTAACCAAGCAAGGCTCTTGAGTTTCTTTCATAATAACTTCCTCCTACGCCTCTACTACTGGAAAGTGGATTTTACCAATAACTAGCGACCCTACACTGTAGTAATAGCCACCATTGCCATCATCAGCCTCACATTCTGCCAAAGCTATTGGATTTTGATTGTGGTAAATAGTGACCGTATTCTCACAAGTGGTCCCGTCGCCATTGTCGGATTTTGTGAGTTCTCCGATTTTTACATCAGTAATGACTGCGTCTAGTGTGACATTCTTGAACTCTCCACCTGCTGAGGCACAGCAATCACTTTCAGACATTTCAATAGTGACCTTTGTGCCATCTTCAAGCAGTAGAAAGCCTTTATCCCATTTCACGATACGCTTGTAGAGCAACAATTCTTTAAGTTCTTCTAGTGAGCCATAACGCTCATCTTTTCTGCCCCACATGGAGCACCAATCTGGGATTTCAATAGTTTTGGTCATCTTAATTACCTCTTTTCTTTAAATATTCTTGATTTTCATACACATTCCCAACTACCTCACAATCAGCATGCCGTAACCACAATTCACATCCGTGTTGTTTAGATTCAAGACGATATGCTCCTCCATGATGCCTTACAACTTCGTAATAAGTCGATTCAGAATAGACGTCCTTAGCCATTTTGACTATATCCCCATCAAATATCTCCTGACCGTTCTTATCTTTGAGTCCTGTTGATTGCATAAGGTCAATGTTTTTAAAGCTAACAAATCTTAGTACGTTATCATCATCTACATATTCAGCTTCTTTATCATCGAAGTATAATCCATCAACAAGATGTAATTGTGATGTAATTCTATTCCACATCCTAAATGTCGGTATCATGTAAAACCTCCTCTCCGATTAATCTGCAACGCATATAATCATCCCCTTTTCTCACTTCCAAAGATATATCGTAAAAAGTATATCCAGCTTCTAATGCTCTTTGTAAAAATGCTTCAAATTTGTCAATGCAATCATCTCGGTTATTATGTTCCACAAACGTCACAACAACACCTCATCCCCAACTCGAATCTTCTCAAACTGTTCTCTAGTAACCACAAACACTCCGTAGTCACGTATCGTAAGCGTGTATAGCTTGCCATGCCGTCCTTTCTCGACGACCTTACCGAATATCTCAGCGCCTGCGTTATCTGCCTTATAGACAACCATCGGCTTCTTCTCTTCTAAATCTCGAATCCTGTCCATTTGCCAGATGTTCAATCCAGCAGAGACAAGAATCCAGATAGCTATGAATCGTTTCAATCTGTGACCTCCTCAACTGTAATTTTGTAGTTTAGTCCTGTTTTTAATTTAAATGGTATTTCTACCTTTTTTGCATCGTCGAATACAATATCAGCTAGAGCGCTAAGTACGTTTTGCCCTACCAACACTTCAAGTTCATTATTTTCCATCACTCCACCTCCTCAATCTCAATCCCTGGGCAATTGAATACCCAGCCGAAGCCAGCTTCTTCTAGTTCTTTTTTTGTAAAACTTTCTTTGTATGCTAAAGAAAAAAATATTTTCCCAATTCCATCTTTAGAAATGTAGTGTTTTGTCGCTTTAATCTTAACCATATACCGCTTCTCTTCCTCGACCTCGTAGCCGTCTAGCCATGCGCGAGCGAATTTTTCTTGGTTGTCTACAACCCATCTCCAATACTGTTCATTTAAGTTAGCTTGCAATACTATCTTAGTTAGCTTCCAACCCATATCTCTTTTTTCCTCAATCCAATCCGCCACAAACTGCGGAACTTTGACTTTTTCTGGTTCGTCTAGTTGTTCGATTAATGCAATTGCACTTTCGGTCGGAATGCCTTTGACTACAGTTCCAAACATATTCAAACCATGAATCCCGATTTCTTCAAATTCTTTAATCAATTCCTGCTTGTTCATCTTCCAACTCCTTTATTCTCTTCTTCCATCCTTTCACTTTCTTTTTAAGCAAGTCTCGTTCCTCATACCTGCTAAAAGCAAGCGATTTGACACACGGCTTAGATAGTTCCACTATCCTTGCCTCTGTCTGCTCGATTGTGCGTTTCAGTCCTTCAATGACTGTCTGTTTGCTATATTCCATGGCTTATCCTGCTTGTTTTTCTAGCCAGTTAAAGAGCAATCCGAATTGCTCCGTCACCAGCTCATCATCATTGTATTGTTTGCAAATTTCTCCGATAGACGACACAGCCCATTGCCAATAAGCATCCGTTCCGAATCCAACTTCTTGGCTCTTTTGATTGCTGTGTGCCATCCACTCAGGAATGACTCTGCTAAAGAAATCAATGTAGTCAATCTTCATGGCAATTCCTCAATTTTGATATAGATCCCGACTGTATCCGCCCAGAACTTTTCGGCAATCTCGCTGGCCACTTGGGCATCGTCTTGCCAGTATCCAAGTTTCGTCATGCAATCCTTGAGCAACTTCTGTAAATTATCTGTATCCGGCTTTGTAGTCTTGTACTGGCCATCGTAACTTTTCTTGATACGAGGGAAACACCACTTAACCGTCAGACGAATCGCTCCTTTAAATTTATCAGGAGGCACATGCTGGGCAAGCAAGCTCTCAAATTTCGCTCTGGCATTTTTTAGATCCTCTGGTTCATAAAAAATTGGCTTACCAAATCTAGCATTTACCTTTTTCTGCTGGTGAGTTGTTGTCGGGATTTTTTGCATCGGTAAAAAGAATTCAATTACCATTTTTATAAATGCGCTCCTTTTCTTTTTAAATTTCGCTTTTAGTCCATGGACCTTGTATATGACAGGGTGCATTTTAAGCAACCCTGTCTATACAGGTATGGACATGATGGACGACAGGACATTATCTATATATATAATATATAGGTGGCTGTCCCGGACACGACCACGTTTTTATGGTCTTGTCTGTCCTTTTCAAGACAAAGACACAACCATGAATTTATGGTGTTGTCTTATTCGGACACGACCACGTTTTTATGGTCTTGTCCTTTTTCTTTTATTGAATTTGAGTTCTTGTCGAACCAATATTTTTTGGATGAATTCAATCTGCGAGTAACTGTTTTTACAGAAATTCCTAAATATTCAGCTACGTCTTCTTTTGAGGGAGGCTCGCCAAAATTCGCGTTTTCGATAGCTTCATCAAACTCTATGAGTTTTTGCTTTTTATCTTCCTTCGCGTTCTTTTTGCGAGTTTCTTTAGCTTTCATCCACCCTGGCTTATCATCATCCAGCTTAATATCCGCAAGCACGCCTGTTTCATCGAGCGCATGCACTGGATAGCTGAACCACATGTTCACTGGCTTGAATTTGGCAAACTCTCGAAGCGTACCTTCCACACGCCATGCAGTTGCTATCTGAATCTTGTTACGGACTTCTTCGAGCCTGTCTACATAAGGAGCACGAGCCATGACATCAGGGATGCCTTTTTCAAAGTGCGTTCTCATCTGCGCTGGACTTAATAGGTCATCTAGTCCGACATTCTGTTGGTAATAAGCGTTATTTCGTTCTTGCAAAGCCTGCTTGTATACTTCGCAAGCTGCTTGATTTAATCGCTGTGTCAGTAACTCTTCAGATACTTCTAGCTCGACCAAATCGATAAGCGCGTCAGGATCCCGAGCGAATACACCCGAACCACTAGCG